AGAATTCGCCAGGGTTAGTGGTTCCTCCGTGTTTTTTGATCGCTGTCGCGCCAAGCGAGTCGACGTTGAGCGTCACTGATCCCGTTTCCGCCGTGCCGCCCGTGCGGATAAACCTCACCGCCATGCCGTCCGTGTATGCAGTGAGCGTCGGCGTCATGGTGCAGGCATAGGGGCTGCCACCGCTACCGACCGAGCACGTCAGATAGCTGCCGCTTTGCACTTCAGACTTCACCGCATCGCCGGAGCCACTGCCGCCGCCATCGCCCTGGATGATGTATTGCGTCCCGTCGTAGCAGATTGTAATGGGCTTGTTAGCGGTGATGTCGCCGGTCGCGAGCGCGCCGCCAGCCCGATTGAGGATCGACTTCGCGCCCAACGAGTCGACGTTCACGCTGGCCGCGAGCGTATTGGCCGTGTCTGGATTCAGCACCAGGCATGAGCCCGCCGTGTAGGCCGTGAGCGCCGGCGTCAGTCCGCACTCGTAGGTGTCGTTGCCTGTGGTCGAGCGACAGTAATGCAGCACCCCGGATTGCACCTCGGCGTCTCTGGTGATCGACGCTGCGGCCGTCGCCGCTGCTGAGCCCGGGCCGCTCGCCGACACATCGCCGGTCAAGGCGGTGATGGCCGAAGCCGACGCGCCCGCGCCAGTTGACGTCTCCCACGCACCAGCCGAGGAGTTCAGGCTGCTGTTGTAGCAGAACGCATAGACCTGACCGCTGATCAGCCCACCTGTATCGACCGCGCCGGCCGCGCTGGTTCCGTTGCGCTGGTAGATCGCCTTCGCGCCGACGCCGTTGACGTTGAGTGTCGGGTTCGCCGCAGACGTCGCGTTCATCTTTGCGGTAAAGCAAACGCCGTCGGCGTAGGCAGCAATCGGCGGCGCAAGGGTGAGCGTGAATGTGGTTGTTCCGCCGCCCGTCGTCGCGAAGCTCGACCGATCCCGCAAGCGCGCCTGCATGCTTTTCACCTCAGCCGCAAGCTGGTTGTGGTGACTCGACGTGATTATGCCCCGCACCGCCGCGCCGCTGAGGTGGGATGCCGCCGTCGTTCCACCGTACGCGCGCGAGACCGTCAGCGTGTTCGTCGCAATGCTGGCTATCAGCATCTGCTCGTTGTCGATTCGGATCACCTCGGCCGCGATAAACTGCGTTCCGTCGGCCACAGGTACCGATGTGGTCGAGTTTGTGATGCTGGAAGTGAGAGTCGAAGTGGACAGGTCCTTCGCCGCGAGCAGGTTGGCGTCGGTGGCAACCGAAGTAGGGAAAGTTGCTGTATTCGGATTTTGAGCGTAGGCTCCAATGGCAACCAGGCAGGCGAGGATAATTCGGATCATCTAATTTCTCCAATTTCGAAAGCGGTGCAGTCGGCGGTAAGGCGGTACGGCTTGGACGTGTCGATGTCGAGAAGTTCGGCCACGATCTTGCCGACGGCGACGAACTCGCGCAGTACTTGCTGTTCGCGTTCCAGCGCATCGTAGAGCATCGATTTGGCGCGAATCACTTCGGCGCCAGCCGTCTCCTGTCGATCGCGCAGTTCCTTAAGCCGCTTGACTTGCGCGGCAGGTATCTCGTGTCGCTCCATGCCCACCATTATACGGTTAGGCAGCAATGAGGCCATGCGCCATCAGATCATCGATCAAAGCCTTGAGCGCTTCGGCTACGTTCTGTGTGGTGGCGGTTGACGTGGTGAAGCCCGTGCGCGTTGCCGTGCCCGTGGCGGCCGTCCAGCCGGTGCGCCGGGCCTGAACCACCAGGGAACCGTTAACGAGCAAGCCTGTGCCGCCGGACACCGCACGGATCTGCACCTGTAGGCCGCCGCCGCTATCCGCAGCAACGTACGCTTGCGAAGAGCCACTAACCATGATGGCCTGCGCACCCGTGCCGTCGTTGGTTACGATGGTCCCTTCGAGCAGGCTCGAGTACGTTGTCGAGCCCGAAGACAGCGCCACTCTCACGCCGCTGGCATTGACGCCGACGTACCTGGATCCCGTCGTGATTGTCAACGCATCCCCGGAATCGAACACCAACTCCAAAGACCCGCCCGTCGCCCTCAACTTCGCATTGCTCGGCCCTGTGCCGCCCACCCACAGCGAATCGAACCATGCGCCGTAGTCGGATCCGCTTTTGCCGATCCATCCAAACGAGGCGTTAGCCGCGTTCTTGACGTCGATCATGCCGACGTGTCCACTGCCACCTACGACGAGGTCGCCAGTGGTGATCTTTGCCGCGTCTAGACTCACGATCTTAGCTGACGTGATTTGCGCATCACCGATCTTCGCAGTGGTAACCTGAGCGGTTCCGATGTTGGCAGTCTGAATCTCCCCGGTCCCGATATGTGCCGTGTTGATCTGCGCGGCCCCGATATTCGCCGATTGGATTTGGCCGGCACCGATATCTCCCGTCTGAATCGTGCCCGGCACGATCGACCCGCCCGAGCCGCCGGTCACTGTCTCCGGCGCCGGAGTGGTCGGCAGTACCGCCGCCGGCGTCTGCGCCTGGTCGTACATGGCCCGCAGAGTTCGCGCGATGTCTGGCTGATAGGCTCCCCACTCTACCTGATAGCGTGGCGTGTCCTTGTTCAGCCATCGAATGTTGATGCGCCGGATTGTGAAGGCCCCACTGAGGCCCACCGTCGTGCTGGCGTCGATTGTGAGGTACTGCCCTATGGTGAGGCCGTCCACGTAGGTGACAAGCACGCCACCGGGCTGTGGCAGGCCGCGATTGGCCAGTTCCACGTTGGCCCGCGCCGTCGCTTGGCTCGTTGTCGTGATCTGGCGGTCAACCACAGTCACGGCCTTGATGCCGTATAGCCCCTGCGACGTCGTGTTGTTGACCGTCGCTTCGATGCTCACGCCGCCCGTCGAGACCGCCCCGACCACTTTTACGCGGTTTGCCGGCGATCGCCACTCGGTCGTGTAGTCGAACGTCTCGCGCTCGAAGGGAAAACTGCTCGCCAGGTCCGGTGATTCCGACATTGAGAACGACGCCGGCTTCGACGCCGACAGGAAGTAGTGGAACGCCATGTCGGGGTGGAGATAGAAAATCGCCCCGGTGAGTTCCGCCAACTTCAGCAGCGCCGCCCGTAGCGTCTGATCGACCACGGAGAAGCTCGCGACGGTCACTGTGCTGGCGACGTCGGAAAGGCTCACGCCTGCGACGCCCGAGAACAGGCTCAGAATGATCGCTCGATCGGTCTGGCTCGTGAACGTGCCGGAGACGATAGTCCCTTCGAGCAGGTAGTTGTTGTCGCGACATTCAAGCCGATAGCAGTTCACGCGCTCCGTGCCTGGCGCATCGCCAAAGATCGGAGACCCGAACTCGACATCACCCCACATCGAAGAGTCGCCGTCGGCAATGCGCCGCGCGACAAGCACCATCGGCTTGACCAACACGACGTTGCCTGTGAAGATGCGCCCGCTCGGCGTTGCTTCTCCGAACAACGGCTCACCAAAGATCGCCGACGTCGAGCCGAACAACGTCGCCGCCGCGGATCCGCCCTCGCTGTCTTCCGCCTTCCAGATCTCGACGACGTCGCCCGGATCGATCGTAAACGCCGAGTCGTCTGGATTGTACAACACGACCATGCGCGCCGTGCCCATCCGGTCGCCTGACTCCTGCTGAATCTCAAACTCTCGCAGCAGCGTGTGGGCGACTCGCTCGACGCCATTGATGATGATTGACCCGATACGCATTAGATCGGAACTCCATATGATCTGAGGACGGCGGCCAGGCTTTGGCTGACCGCGAAGCCGTTGATGTTGATGTACTGGTACGTGTTCGTCTGCCGCGGCTGGCTGCTCATGGTGCTGAGTGAGGACGGGATGCCGGCCAACGCATTCTGGAGATTAACAAAGCCGGTATTGATGGAGTTTCGCGGATCGGCGTTGTTGATGTTGTTGGCAATGGTGGTCAAGCCTCCAGATAGCCCCGTAATCGCGTTCGTCACATTACCGATAGATCCACTAAGCCCGGCGATCGCATTCACCACTCCAGTCAGCGATCCGCCCAGCGCGGATTGCATGTTGACGATATTGGTCTCAACTTGGCTGGTATCAAACTCCTCCGAGTTGGTTGCAGTGGTCATTGACGCTGTTGCCACTGTCGTCATTGCGGCGTAAATGTTAGCCAGCGTCGTGCTCATCGAGTTCAGCGCGTTATTGCGATCCACCGCTTTGTTGATCAGGTCGACAACGAAATCCTTCACCTGAATCAGGGTGTTCCACATGTCGATGACTCGATCGCGGACCGCCGCGCCCTTGTCTCGGGCTTCGTTGGAGATCTCATTGAGCGCCGGAATCAGCACGCCATAGTTGAACGCGTCATGGTCGAGCTTTGGATAATACAAATTCACCATGTCCATGAAGCGGCCGTGAAAGTCGATCTTGACATACCGCGTCGACTCCTCGATCGCGTTCAACGACGTCTCCATCTTCGCCATCTGGAAGTTTCCGATCACGCTACTGATAGCAGTAACCACGCCTGAGATGGCGGTCACGATGCCGGCCACTGATCCGGCAAACGCACCGCCCAGTGTGCTTGCTGCCCCACCAGCCCCGCTCGCTGCACCACCAGCCGTGCTGGCTGCCGTGCCGCCGGCCTTGCCAAAGATGTCAGCCAAGATCTCACCAACTTTGCCGAGGTGAGGCAGCACATCGTCACGGATCACGTTCACCAACGCGCCGAATACGCGCTGGAACGGCAGCGCCAATGTGGCTTCTGCGATCTTGCCGAGCGCCGTCTGCGCCGAGTTTACGATCACGCTCCAAAACGTGACGTGATCGGCTTCGATATCCTTGAGCTTATTCTGAACGTCCGTGCGGTATTTGTCGTACTCGGCCAGCTTGTCGGCGAAGCCCTTCTGCACTGCCGCGAGTTCCTTGGCC